ATACCTTTACCGTCAGCTCTCTTACTAAAGGCTATAGCTCTGTCTTGGACATGTCCCATGACACAACTCATGTGTTTCTTTTGAAGTAGTAATGATGGATTGCTCACAGGTCTACCCATAATACCTGAAGTAAAGTAATGACTGTAAGCTACACCGTTTATCACAGCTACATCCAAGAAATTATGAATCTCCCAACCGTACTTCTTTAGATTGAAGTCTTCATAACCAATCAAACCTTCCAGCTTTCTATCTGAGTTTATTGCTCTGTCAATACGTTCTTCATGATTACCAATTAGAAATACTTTTTTAGGCTTCCATACTTTCTTCTTGTCTCTACGTTGCTTTGTTTGCTCTTCGATGATAGGTTTCATAAACATATCCATACCAGCATTACCTGCTTTGATGTCTTCGTTATAAGTCCTACCTTCAAACGACTTCTTACCAACATCATAGATACTCAAACTAGGCATATCCCAATGATCTCCTAGATGAATTATGACATCAGGTTTCATCTTCACTGCATACTTACCTGCCCACTCTAAATGTTCAAAAGAGTTGTTAGGTTTACATTGAGTATCAGGAATGACTAAATGTCTCATTTTACCCTCTCAAGTAAGTTGATAAAGTATTCTGCATCTACTACAACCAATGGCTTAGAATGGTTCTGCTTAATAACAAGGACAGGTTCTCTACCTTCAGGAGTGTTATCCATAGCCTGAGAGTAGAAAGCATATACACCAATAGAACTGCGTGACTTACATTCTATTGATATACCTAACTTGTCACCTGCCTCTTGACTAAACAGTATATCTTCACCACCAGCACCCATACTGGTACTTCTTACATCGGACCGGGAAAAGCCAAATTTCTCGACGATTTTGTCCCTAGTCCATTGCTGGAGTTTTCTTCCTTTTGCTTTTGCACTTTGGGTTTTGATGGCTTGTTACCTCCTAATAGTTGTTTCAACTTAAATCTCTTGATCTTCTTAATCCAACCTTTAGGAATATGTATCCTTGAGTTAGATTCAGGACCAGCCCAACACACTGCGATTGTAATAGCCTTCTTATCTTCTGCTACCACAAACCCTATGGTTGAGACATGGTGAATGTCAGTCTTCTCTGTGAGTTCCCAACCAGCATCAGCACAAGCATCGTCCCACTCTATGTACACTACGTCTGGGGTGGAGTCCACAATTGATTTGGTTTTCTTCTGATCCATAAAAGTCTAGCTCTCTCTGTTAGTATGTCAAGATCATTCTCATACTTGTCAACAACAGCAGCAAATAAATCATCTTCATTCTTACAGTCTTTCAGTATCTTTTCAGCTTTCTTAATCCCAATACCTTTAAGACCTGAGATGTTATCTACTCTGTCACCTGTAAGTAATTGAATATAAAAGTTCTTTATTGCTTGATCTTCTGTTACAAAGTACAGCTCTTGTTTGACAAAGTTATAATGCCATCCTCGTATCATGTTTAAGTCTTTATCTATAGACATAATGCAACAACCGTCTTCAGGTAAAGAATAAGCCTCAATTCCTATGGCATCATCTGCTTCTTGTCCTTCTATCAACTTGAAACACCACTTGTTCATGAGATACTCTCTAAGGGAATCGTAATGTATCGGTTTCCTCGCTTTCTCACGATTACCCTTATAAGAGTTCTCAGTAGCAATTTCTTGCCTATAGTTAGAACTTCCTGTAATGTATCCAGAGTAAGAGTCTATTCCGTCCAAGTCCAACAGACCTTGAACAAAATGACCCATTCGAGATAATGCAAACTTCTCATCCTCTGGATCATCTACAGAAAATCCTATCCTATAGACAAGGATGTCTCCGTCAATGAGGGCTTTTGCCTTGTTCATTGACATTGACACAATTACAATGTTTCAGCGTCTTCAAGATCAGGAGCTGCAGAGCCAGTGTACTCAATTAAATCAGTAACAACCAATTTATTAATACCAGCAGATACACCATCCTTACCTCTAAAGCTGTATGTATAAGGCTTGATCCAAGCTACTCCTTTTGAACCATTACCCACTTTAGCATTTACAGTTGATCCGTCTGACATTTCAGTCTTAATAGGATAGTTCTTAGACTTTGCTACAATGAAAAAGCCTTGATCGTCCTTCTTCTTGACTTCAATGCCAGCCTTCTCAATTCTCTCTATTGCCTCAGGCGTTAGATTACAAAGATTAACCTGATAACGGTCAGACATTTGATTCTTTGTGTCAAGACAAGCCCACATAATATCAGCCTTAACCTTAAAAGGACTTAGATCTAAATTTGCCATATTTACTTCTCCTTAGTGTGTTTGTGCCCAATTAGCTCCAATTTTAAAGTCACCATCGAGTGGACACCGTAGCCCGAGTATGTGACCTGCTTCCTGAATTGCCTGTACGCCTAAACGACCCACAGATTCAGCAAGTTCTTTCGTGGTTTCTATTTGCCACTCGTCATGAATATTAGCGACAAAAGAACCCAATATTCTACCAGATTTTAAGCTCTGTGTCAAGCAAATTAATGCTTGTTTCATAACAATTGCGCCAGCTCCTTGAAGTAAGGTGTTGAGTGCAGCGTGCTGTGATCTGATAAGTAAGTGCCTACCATCAAGTCCCGGCAACCAACCTTTAGCAGACAAACGATCAACCTTCTTCCTCAATTCACGCAAGGCTGGAGTGTTGTCTAGGAACTTGTCAATCAACTTCTTACCTTCACGTTCACTACCTCCTACAATGCTGCCTATCTTTGCAGGACCAGCTCCGTACAAAAAAGCATATATCAGTGTTTTTGCCTGATCTCTGCTGGTTAGTCCTGCTGCTTTCATGTTGACAGTATGGATATCACCATCGCAGACTTCCTTGATGTAGTCCTGATCCTGCATGTAATGAGCAAGCATGCGAAGTTCGAGACCAGAGGCATCAATACCAACCAAGACTTTACCTTCATCAGTAATCCAGCAAGATCTACATTCCTCGCCAAATGGATTACCAACTCTGGGAACTTGAGCCATGTTTGGGGAGTTGTGAGTCATTCGTCCCGTGACTGCTCCATTGGTGATGATCGAACCGTGAACCCTGTCGTTCCTATCCGCATGGTCAAGCCATGATTCAACCTGAGTAATCCTTTTTTGAAGCAGTAAGTATTCCTCAATGAGTTTAGCTTCAGGAATTTCAATAGTTGATAATACTTTCTCATCGACAATCACCGTTCCTTTATCTGTGAATTTACGAGGTTTCCATCCAAGAGCCATAAGACGTTCAGCAATTTGCTTACGACTGCCCGGATTGAATACCTCAACCTTGTCCTTCAATGGTTTGCCAGTCTTCTCGCTGACTCTTGATGTAACTATTGGTTTGAATACCTTTTGTAGATCTTCTTCAATCTGGTTAAGTCTCTTCTTCCATTCCACAAGAAGCGACATGACTCGTTTGATGTCCAGCTTAAAACCAGTCTCTTGCTGCTTCTGTATAATGGTAGCAACAGAATGTTCCAGATCGACAGAAAGACCCCAATCCAGTAAATCATTGCTAATTCTTTTATAAAGCTGAGCAGTGACTTCAACATCCTGCTTACAATACGCCACCATTTCATCTGTCAAACCTCCATCAAAATCAGTAAAGTCTTGTTTATAGTTTCCTAACCTTTGACCCCAAGCTCTTAATGAGTGCCCATTTTCTCGTGTTGGTTCTTCTAATCTTGACATTATTAGTGTGTCTTTTAACTGGTGCATATCCATCTTCAAGTTCCACAGCCTCTTGAGAACCGGAGCATCGAAGTTTATTATGTTGTGACCAATCAAAATACTTGGATCTTCCAGATAGCTTTGTAATTTTTCTGCTTCCGTCCATACGTTCACCTCATTGGTTTGTAAATCTTTAGTTACAGCACACCAGATACGGGCAGCCTTGCTGTCAGTTTCTATGTCGATAACTATTTCTCTCATAACGAGTCCTCATCGTCTGCTCTTTGTGTTAGTCTTCCATATTGCAAATCGTATAACAGTTTACAAGCAGGACCAGTCAAACCACAGAACCTATTTTTTAGAATCCTGACATGTGTTGTGTGGCGTTCCACTGGGTCAGGGTCTTGTCCGTTCCTTTCTAAACCTATGACAATATCTGAAACGGTAGCAATACCACTAGAACCTCGAAGCTGTGCAAGTGATGTTGCTGCGCCTTCCTCGTGTCCCTTGCCGTCTGGTCGCTTGAGGTGAGAAACAACAAACAAACAAATGCCTGTTTCTTGAGCTAACATCCGCAAACGAACCATGATTTCATCAATGGCTTTCCTCTCGTCTAGGTTCTTTTCCTGATTAGCAGCAACAACAATGCTCACATGGTCAAGGACTATGAACTTACACTTCAGGGCTTTGGCTAGATACCTAACACGATTAAGGATGTTGTCTATCGCTGTTGATCCAAAGTGATCGAACAGAAACAAACGACCAGTTCCCAGCGTGGCATCAAATGCTTCTCGTAGTTCTGTCTCTGTACATTCAACGTCTGGCAGATGTAATGGCTTGTTTGCATACAATGACATAAGAGATCTGGCGGTTTTGCGTGTTGATTCCTCCAAGAACATCAAGCCTATATTGTCAGTTGTGTTATTCAGAATATGAAAGACTAACTCCCTGACAAACTGAGACTTACCTAGACCAGATCCAGCCGTGATCGTAACCAGTTCGCTATCCCGTATCCCATAAGTCAAGTTATTTATGCCCTTGAATGGATATTGAACTAAGCTCTGCTCAATGGGTTTAGATACCTCCTCCCACATGGTTGAACCGTCAATGATGCCATCAGGAACA